CAATTATACGCAGACTTTGGTGACTATGCAAGTGAAAGTGGTTTTAAAAACTTTATGCATGTACATAGAATTTACCAAGGTAAAGAAAAGACCACAGATAAATCCATTACGATATCTACATGGCAATCATTATATCAGATGCCAAAAGAATATTTTGAACAGTTTGATTATATTATAGGTGACGAAGCACATCTATTCAAGGCACAGTCATTGACAACCATTATGACGGCTGCCAATAAAACAAAATACCGTATTGGTCTAACTGGTACTTTGGATGGAACCAAAACACATAAGTTAGTCTTGGAAGGTTTGTTTGGACCTGTTGAGAAGGTTATAACAACCAAAGAATTAATTGATAAGAAACAATTATCGGATTTTAATATTAAATGTTTAGTACTTAAACACTCAGATGAGATTTGTGCTGAAATGAAAAATGCAACTTATGTGGATGAGATTCAATATCTAATTGCTAATGAGTCAAGAAACAGATTCATTCGTAATCTCACTATATCATTAAAGACCAATACATTGGTATTGTATCAGATGGTTGATAAACACGGTAAGATTCTTTTTGATATGATTAAAGAAAAAGCTGGAGAACGTAAAGTATTCTTTGTTCATGGCGGTACCGATACCGAAACAAGAGAAGAAATTCGTGGAATAATGGAGAAAGAAAATGATGCAATTGTTGTGGCTAGTTTTGGTACTTTTTCTACTGGAATTAACATACGTAATTTGCACAATATTATATTTGCGTCTCCGTCAAAGTCAAGAGTTCGAAATCTTCAATCGATTGGACGTGGCCTTAGACAATCAGAAGGCAAAGAAATGGCGACACTCTATGACATTGCAGATGACCTCAGATACAAAAAACATATGAATTTTACACTTCAACATTTTGTGGAACGAGTGAAGATATATAATGAAGAGCAGTTCTCATTTAAGATTTACAACATAGGACTTAAAGATGGAAAATAATATAAAAATTGTTCGTTTTAAAGATGGATTGGATGTTGTTTGTCATTTTAATTATACATCAGAAGATGAAACTATGATGGAGCTTGAAACACCAATGATGTTTGAGGTAAGAAACACCAATTTGGTAATGCAAAATTGGCTACCTTTATCTTTGATGAAAGTAAATACGGTTAAGATTAAAACGGAAGAGGTTCTTTGCTTGATTGAACCTTCCGATGAATTCGCTGAGTATTACCATGAAACAATAACTAAGATGAATAAGTTTAATGGTAAGAAACAAACCGAAGAAGAATCTCATCAGTTAATGGAAGCATTAGCTGAATTGGAGAATATAGATGAAGCTGACCTTCATTAATATATATCATAGGGGAACACCGAGGACTATAACACATGTCAAGCCCCTTGTCAACAACTTTTTATGGTACATTTGAATGAGTAAACAAAAACATTATATTAATAACGGAGATTTTCTAACAGCTTTGGTCGAATACAAGACAAAGAAAAAAGAAGCAATCGACAATAATTTACCTGAACCTCGTATACCGAACTACATAGGTGAATGCTTTATGAAGATTGCCGAAGGTCTATCACATAAGCCAAACTTTATTAACTACACTTACCGAGATGAAATGATTTCGGATGGTATTGAAAACTGTCTTATGTATTTTGCCAACTTTGATGAAACCAAATCAAAGAATCCATTTGCCTACTTTACTCAAATCATTTACTATGCCTTCCTTAGACGAATACAGAAAGAAAAGAAACAACTGTATGTGAAGTATAAAGCCACAGAACAGATGGGTATTCTAGATGAGTTTGAGATGATGGAATATGAAGATGGTACATCTAGACAGTTTGAATTGTACGATAACATATCAGAGTTTATTGAGACATATGAGGATGCCAAACAGGCAAAGAAAGACTCCAAAGCGGCAAAGAATCCAAAAGGTATTGAAAAATTTATAGAATAGTGTTATAATCTTGTTATGAATATGAAAATTGCTGTTATCACTGACCAACACTTTGGAGCTCGAAACGATTCGGTTCACTTCTTAGATTTCTATGAGAAATTCTACCATGAAACATTCTTTCCTAAAATCAAAGAAGAACAAATCAAATTTGTTTTGATTCTAGGTGATACGTTTGACCGTAGAAAGTATGTTAACTTCTATTCTCTCAAGCGTACCAAAGAGATGTTTTTTGACCCGTTACAAGAGTTAAGTTGCGAAGTCTTTATGTTGGCTGGTAACCACGACACATACTTTAAGAATACAAATGATGTAAACTCTGTTGACTTATTATTGGCAGAATATGGTAACATTCATGTTATCACAGAACCAGAAACCATCTACATTGGACCTAAACCAATTGCAATGGTACCATGGATATGTGCCGACAATTACGAACAAACATTACAGTTTATCAAAGAGACTGATGCTACAATTTGTATGGGTCACCTTGAAATTGCTGGCTTTGCTATGCATCGTGGTATGCCATCTCAAGATGGTTTAGACCGGTCTATATTCAATAAATTTGATTATACATTTTCTGGTCATTATCACCACAAATCAAATGCTGATGGTATCTATTATCTTGGTAATCCATATGAACTCACATGGCAAGATTATAATGATACCAGAGGCTTTCATTTAATGGATTTTTGGAAAGATGAAATACAATTCATACCAAATCCAAATCGTATGTTCCACAAAATCCTGTATGACGATAAGGTAGATACCATTAAAGAAATTGATGGTAAAGACCTATCTGAATATAAGAATACCTATGTTAAAGTGGTGGTGATTAACAAAACCAACCCGTACCTATTTGACAAGTTTATGAATAACCTGTATAATGTCAATCCAATCGACATTACTATTGCGGAAGACTTTACTGAATTATCTTTTGATGATGAAGAATTGATTAACGAAGCCGAAGATACAATCACTATATTAAACAAATATGTAGATGGTATATCAGAAGATAATATTGATAATACCAAATTAAAAAACATTCTTAAAGAACTTTACGTTGAAGCTTTGAATACTGAACAAGCATGATATTATTCCAAAAAGTTAGGTGGAAGAATTTTCTTTCTACCGGTGCTCATTTCACAGAAATTAATTTTACCAAGTCACAGAACACTTTGATTATTGGTCAAAATGGTGCTGGTAAATCTACTATTCTGGATGCATTATGTTTTGGTCTGTTTGGTAAGCCGTTTCGTAAGATAAATAAACCACAACTGGTAAATTCTATTAACACAAAAGACTGTGTTGTTGAAATCTTTTTTAATATTGGCCAAAAACAGTATAAAGTTATACGTGGTATTAAACCTAATACGTTTGAAATTTATGTCAATGATGTTTTGCTGAACCAGGATGCCGCTGCAAAAGACTATCAGGAAGTACTAGAGAAACAAATTCTCAAATTAAACTACAAGTCCTTCACGCAGGTGGTAATCCTTGGTTCAGCATCATTTGTTCCGTTCATGCAATTATCTGCCAATGACCGTAGAACTATTATCGAGGACCTACTCGACATCCAAATCTTTTCGTCAATGAACTCTGTGGTCAAAGAAAAACTATCCGTTTTTAAAGATGATATAACCAAAGCCAAGTACGGCATATCTCTAACGGAAGAAAAAATTAAACTACAGTTACAGAACATTGAAGAACATAAGAAACATAATGATGATGAAATTGCCAAAACACTAGCTGAAGTCATGACTTCAAAAGAACAACATAATAAATTACAAAACGATATTGAATTGATTAACAAACATGTTTCGGTATTGAACTCAAAGATTGGTGATAAGAAAGAAAAACTGGAAAAGAAATCTAAAGGTTTATTTCAAGTTAAAGGTAAGATTGAAAACAATATCAAAAAGAATGAAAAAGATATTGAATTCTACCAACATAATGATAACTGTCCTACTTGTAAACAATCTATTGAACCAGATTTCAAAGAACAACAAGTTGAAGAACGTACTAATAAATTAGGCACACAGAAGACCGGCCTCACTGAGGTAGAAACTGAACTTGAAAATATTACCAATGAAATGACGGAAATCACAAAGATTATCCAACACATTATTGAACATCAAAATCAGGTGACAGAACATAATGCCACGATGAGAGCCATCAGTACATATATCGATAAGTTAAACAAACAAATTGATGAACTATCAGTCAAGGTTAATAGTCCACAAACTGATAACCAAAAGTTACTTGAATTGAAATCTGAGATGTTTGAATTCAATACGGCATACGAAGAACTAATGAATGAAAAACATTATTATGAGTTTGCAGGTTCTCTATTGAAAGATACTGGTATCAAAACCAAAATCATTAAACAATATTTACCTATTATGAATAAGTTGATTAACAAGTACCTGACTGCAATGGACTTCTTTGTCAACTTTAACATTAATGAAAACTTTGAAGAGACTATTAAGAGTAGACATCGTGATGAATTCTCTTATGCCAATTTCTCCGAAGGTGAGAAGATGCGTATAGACTTAGCACTCCTTTTTACATGGCGACAAATTGCCAAGTTAAAAAACTCTACCAATACAAACCTATTGATACTAGATGAGGTGTTTGATTCCAGTCTTGATACAGTTGGTACAGAAGAATTTTTAAAATTGATACATGAAATGGGACAAGATACAAACGTGTTTGTCATTTCACATAAAGGGGACCAACTGTTCGATAAGTTCCGTTCGGTCATTAAGTTTGAGAAAAAAGGAAACTT